ATGGCCACATTCAACGTAATTTTAAGAGGAAAAAACAAGAAGGGAGAGGCTTCCGTATACGTTACTTTTTACCTTCAAAGTCAGAAAATTGAGATACCTGCACGGTTCACAATACCGATATCGGCATTTGACAAAAAGAAAGGTATCATTAAAAGCTCTTACGAGTTTTCTGAGGACAGGAACCTGATCCTGCAGGACATCAAAGCTAGGGCCAACGATATCCTTGTAAAGTACCGGTTACGGAACAAAGAGGTTTCTCCCGGTCAATTTAGAATAGAGTACCGGAACCCGGGCAAGTTTTCCGAATTCTTTGCATTTGCCAAGAATTACCAGATACTCCGATTCAAGGAGCTGGCAGATGGAACACAGCGACATCATAAGTCTTGCCTGAAGCTTTTACGCGATTTTAAAAACCCGTTGTATTTTGACGAACTCACTCCCGATTTCTTCCGGAAGTTTATCCTGTACCTGCGCAGAGAAAGAGGAAATTGCGAGGTTACAATCAGCAAAACACTGAAGTCTATCGCCGTATACTTAAATGAGGCCGTACGGGACGAATACCTGCCACGTAACCCACTCAAAGAGGTAAAGATGAGAGGTTGCATCGATACGACTGCCGAAGCCATTACAAGGGAAGAATTAACGCGGCTGGTAGACCTGTACAACAGAAACACCTGCGAGGAGAAATTACAGAAGTCGCTTGAATTCTTTTTGTTTATGTGCTTTTCCAGCCTGCATATTGGAGATGCCAGGGAATTAACCATCGATCAGGTTAGTGATAAGGAGATAGCTTATGTGCGCATTAAATTGCGTAATATCCTGCCAAAGATAACCCGTGTCCCGCTTTCAGAGCCTGCAAAGCATATTATAAAAAAGTGGATAGGGCAGCGGGAAAAAGGAAAGGTGTTTAAAGGGCTCCGGAATAATTGCCTTATAAATAAAGATCTGAAAGTGCTTGCCGACATGGTTGGTATTAAAATAAAAGTTTCAGCCAAAACCGGGAGACATACCTTTGCCACCTTATTCTTAAGCGAAACAAAGGACCTGAATAGTTTAAGGGACATACTGGGGCATTCGTCACTCAAGCATACGATGGTTTATGCACACGTATTAGATGCTGATAAAGTAAGCGGAGTATCCACTTTCAACAACTTTAAGATATAAAGAATAAGGGCAGCTTCATTACGATGCTGCCCTTATTTATAATTCTTATTTTGATTTTATTTCTTTTTTTTGAGAGTTGTTCCCATTTCCTATAAATAATGATGCTCCTCCCAATAAAGTTACTCCTGCAAAAATGCTTCCGGTGTATGTTTTTTCCAAATATATCAAATAGGCTGAAACTCCAAGTCCAGTCATTAAAATGATAAATGCAAAAAACATTCCCCAAAAGTTCATAGAAAAAACTCTGTTGCTTTCTCTATTTACCAATTTTATTTTAGCAGACTCAACTGCGTGCCTGTGTTTTTGTTCTCTGGTCGATGCTTCAATCAGATATTTGACAATGTTTGGGTCAATAGCCTTATAATCGGCCAGCTCTTGAGGGGTTGGTAACAAGCTATCGTCAACGGTGTAAGTCTGTTCAGTCTGTTTCCCATTGCCACTAGTCGTCAATACTTCAGTCTCCTTTCTTTTTAGTTCTTGTTTAGCCATTAGAAAGTGATAATTTATCAAATGTGGTTTTTACATCATTACTCACGGCCTTTCGATCTTCATGCATATGTTTTTTGTCATCCAGGAATGAAGAGCTTTCTCTACATAAGATTTCTTCCCTCATTTCCTTAACCGCTTCTGATCGATGGTCATATTTCTTAGATGATGCTTGCGTGAATACAACAAACCCATTTGAAATAAAACTCAATAAAACTGATAAGAGGCTCATAATGCTTGTTTTTTACGTTAGAATACGAAAAGTGGTGCAAATATAAAAACAACTATTGAAAAATCAACACTTTACATATATAAATTATAAAATTTATAATCTGTCTTTGTAGTAAAAACACCTTTGAAAGCCTCATTGTTTAAAAGAATCACTCAAAAAAAAAGTTAATAGAATCTATTCAACTGAATAAATAAGGGCAGCTTCATTACGATGCTGCCCTTATTCTCCCTATTCTTTCCTGTATACTCTCCAAAATATTTTCCCTCCGGAGTTTTCCATTTTAAATTTAGCACCCCACATGAGTTGAGAAATTTCAGATATGCTAATTGAAGCCATTTCACTCAGTTCCCTAACCAGTTCAGCGGATGTTATCAGATCCGAATCAGTATAGCCGATCCGGTGAATTGGGCTATAGTTTTCCAATATATAGAAAGATGCGATTTCAAGCCGTACAGGGACCTTTTCAGACTCATCGTTTTCGGTGTTGTTTTGTTTTTTATTCATGAATTTCCTTTCCGTCAAACTTTGACAATATGTTTTTAATGAAACAAAGATCGGATATTGTCCGAAGAGATTTGCTTGCCTTGATAGAATCGCAACCTGCACTTTCTGTCGCAATAAACGAAATGGATTCGTCCAGGACATCCAAAGTAGACCGAAGCGCTTCCGGATCCTGTTGCCACGACTTTATCTCTGTAATCATTCCAGGAGTAAGATTTATACCTTCGATATTCATTTGTGGCCTCCTTCCTGGTGAGTAATTGCAGAAAACAATACGATGGCAGCAGGAATAAATACCGGTGCAAAAATCACACCTAAACCAGTAAGTAGAATTCCTGTAATGTACTTTGCATCCCGCACGGTTGTACACTTTAACTCAAGGAATGAAAGAGGGAGGGCGCGGCCGTAAAAGGCTGCAAGCGATTGCCAGAAAGATTTCTTTGTTCCGGACTGAACATGATTGATAGCTTTTGTTTTCATAGTGCTGCCTCCTGTTCTTTTTCGATTTCATGCTCTTGTTTGCAGAATTCGATAAATTCATCCACCTGAATTAACCCTTGATCAAAGCACATCGTTGCAAATGATCCTATCCAGGGAAATGTAGATCCGTCATGCAGAGTGATTGTAAAATCTTTGTCCTCTAAAAGATCGTAGACGATTTCCCAGACTGATTGCATTAGATCCGGGAGTGTTTGATACTCGATGCAGATTGGGGCATAAGGAGCCATGCCCAGCGTTGCCGTTAAAACCGGCTGTGATTCATTCTTTTCTTTCATGTCATTGCTCTGTTTAGCTGTTGGATGCCGAGGGAACACATCCTATTTCTTCAAAATGGCCAAAAAAAGAACGGCCACCTATCCCTTGTCGCTAAACAGAGCAATGTTATCACCCGAAGGTAGATAAAAATGCACAGGGAAGGCAGCCGCCTATTATTTTAATATCATTAATTAGGGCATAAAAAAAGCCCAACAAGTATATGTGAGCATTCTCCGTTACTCTTCGGGATGATTAAGTCATCGCTCTGTTTAGCTTCTGCAAATATGAATATTATAAAATTAATAACCAAATGTTTTCAACAAAATTTCACCAATTATCTTCAGCCTTTTTTTTGCAAAGTTCTGGTATTCTTTTCATGGCATAGGATTTTAGTGAAAAGACTGTGTTCAAATCTGAAATTAAAAATTGAGACTGGAAGTTTGCATATGTATTTTTCCCAAACGATGGAGTATGACTTTCAATCCATTTAGGATTCAGTTTGTCGGATAGATAATGAGCTGGGGTACGCATCCATTTTTGTTTTTCAACATTGATGTCGTAAATATCAATTTTAAATCGTTCATCTTTACATTGTATTTTTAATGTGTAATACATCGTCTCGTATTCAGTTATTGCTCCAACAATGATATCTCCTTTCCAGGCTTTAGCTGCAGATGTTCCTTTACAAATAATAGTGCTAGTCTCTGTATCATTTAATTGAAGAACATTGCTAGCATCTTTAAACGCTTCAACAACAAATAAGTTTACAGCTTTAAATAAATCATTTTGAGAAACTCCATCAACTTTAACAACTTCCGATAATGTAAAATCTCCTGTTTCATCCAATGGAGCTCCTTTTACGATATTCAATAAATCTTCGTAGGAATATTTATTATTGGTCTTGATTGAATTAGACACATGCATATAGAATGAATCATGCTTGTTGATCTCTTGTGAAATCCCGTACATACTGACAGATAATAGGGTAATTAGAACAAATAGGTTTCTCATGACTTTTTACTGTAAATTGATAAATTATTTATTTTGATTCTTATATGATGCAGAAGTCTTGTATAGCATAATCCTAGCAATAAACAACAATACAGAAGCGGCCAGAAGAATAAAGAAATAAGAATACATTCCTTCTTTGAAAAAGTATAGTGCCGGTAGTAGCAAAAGGAATAGTGTTGAATAAAAAACGGTTAATACTAGTTTTCTCATAATGTTAATTGGTTGATTGAGTCACAAAGATATTATAAATATGATAACCCCTGTCGTAAAGTGGTAAAAATGGAGTGCAATTGGACGATAGGACAAATATTCTTTGCGGATTACAAACTGATATAATTAGAAAAAGGGAGTGTTTCTCCCTCTTTCTAATTATATCAGCCAACTTGATGTTATTGACCACTTTGTGGATATAATCTCAAATATGATGCCCCAATATTATTTTGCACGGCTTTTGCAATAGCTGTTATATCCAACATAATCATATAGCAATGATGTAGGCTTAGAATGAGGTCCTGAAGCTCTTGATCTGATTCCATATCCTCTATATTCAAGCCTAATTCTTTACATTTATCTTTAGAAAAATGACGACTGTGCGTCTTACTATCTTCGTGATCAGTAAAAGCTTTTATTATTTTCAACTTCTTATCTGGATTTGGCTCTTTAATCCACTTATCTGCAAGTGTCTCAGACCAATCCAAAGCTTTCTGGCATGAAATTAGAAAAGTTGGAGTGTACTTAGATATAATAACTTGCCAAAGAGGAATACTTGCAGGGAATGTACTTATTTCATTTTTAGCTTTTTCAAATTCACCAATTACTGCACCGCAAGCAACACCTCCTAATTGGGGGTCAATTGGCCCAAGACAAGATTGTTTCCCCATCATTATACTGTTGCAGGACAGTGCAATCATAGATCCAGCAGACATTGCCATCTGAGGTATAATGGCTCTAATATTCCCATTAAAGATAGAATGCAGATAGTCAATGATGCTTTCTGTTGCAGCAATATCCCCACCAGGAGTATGAAGGACTAAATCCAAACCTTTACTTTTGTCTAAATTGTAGACTGCTTGCATTAATGCATTTTTGTCATTATCATTAATTGGATGATCTGGGCAGTCCTGCCTGTACGGATTTAAAAAGCTTGAATAATATGAAATAATATTCCTCTCGGTTTTTTTTGAAATTGCGTCTAAAAAACCGAGAGTTTTCTTATTTAATGCATCAAATTTATTTGCTTGTGGTAAAAGGTTTATTTCACTATAAATATCAGACCAAGATGGCATATTGTTTATTTTAAAAGGTTAATATTCCCATTTGACGTTGTACAGACCTTAGAATCAGTATACGTAGAGAATTGTATAAACATCCCATTCTTCATATCCCAATCAGTTTTAATAAGAGGATTTTTTAAAAAAGATAAATCTGATTTTAACATAAGATTTTCATATTCCTCTGAAATTGACTTTTTTCCTTTCTCTGGCATAGTTGTATTTGTTTTATTTGTTTATAGGTATAACAAAGAATTTGACTTCAAAAGTAATTATTAAATTTATAATATATAATGTTTTAATAATATAAAAGATTATTTAACAAAAGGCCAAATTATACTATTAAATATCAAAAAAAACAAATGCCGCGACCTTCACAGGTGGCGGCATTCCAACTAAATACTATTATGAGAAAAAACCACGTGCCGGGTAACGGATTCGAACCGTTCATATTTGTCTGGACTAAAAACAAGCATCTCCTTTCCGGCTTTTCTATTTAAATATAATCGGAATTCCGATTATTAATATTTTCAAGATGCAGATTTTCATCTTGAGATATTTTATTTTTGGCTTAAAAAACGGAAAATCCCGTTATTTAATTTATCCCAAACCGCAGATCTGCGGTTTGGTAATGTACTTTTAATTTTGCTCAAAGTCTAATGTCATTTGCTTTTGTTTCTCTTCCCACTCTTCGAAGGTAAGATCTTTTGCCATGTTCATCCGTTTCTTTGATTCGGCCAGATCCTTTTTTGCCTGGTTGAAGTTGGCTTGGAGTTCCTGGTATTTCTCAAATTCTTCTGATAGGATTGCTTGTTTGTCTTCGTTGAATCTGGAATAAGCTGTAAAGTGAGAATATAATGCGCTGTAACATTCCATACGGTAATAACGAACTACTTCTTGTGCTTCCGGTTTAACATTTTTAGGATTGATTGTAAAAAGCCATCCGAAAATAAATTTCAGAGGTAAACAGAACATTTCGTACTGTTTATTGTCAGCTCCAGTTGCGGTGCTCAGCACCGTAACTGAATTTAGATCTTCATCCTCTTTTATCTTTTTCCTTTGACTGTCAAAGTCAATTCCCAAAGCTTCACAAATTGGTTTGATTGGAACTAATTTCTGAGAATCGTTTCCGGCTACGATAGCCACTTTGTTAATGCGAGCGATAGTCTTTGTTTCCATAACATAAAAAAGCGTGGGTTCGGGGAATGCAGCCCCTACTACCATGCTTTAAATTTCTTTCATTTATGAATTACGACTGCATTTCGTAAACCACTGTTTTTATATGCCACAAAAATATAGTGAAAAGTTTGTAAACCCCTGACGAAAAACGCACTAAAATGACCTCATTTTAGTACGTTCGTGCAGTTAAGAAAGTTTAACTAAAAACCGCAGATTGCAGGTATATTTTCGGATCAAATAATAACGGGCAGGAATGTTCCGGTAATGATTGGACTAATTCCGTCGTTGGAGATTGTGTATTCTAACTCTTTGCAGGCAAACAGTTTGTTTTGAAAAAGGAAGTCTGCCCGAACATCCGGAATTTTATTTGATATAAATTTAATTGTATATTCTTTTGAGAAATCATATTTGCTATTTGCTTGATAGTATTTTTTATGTAGCCCGTTTATGCCATCAAGTCTGAGCGTCTTAGAGTCGCCTGCAGGATATATCACTTCCAAAGAAAAAACAGTTTCATGAATATAATCCATCTGGGCTGCCGTTGCTTTTAATAGACCATCACTTCCGCCTGTGTATATTGCCAGACAAACTTTTTTCTGACTACTGTTTAAATCTTTAATACCCTTTTCTATCAACTGCTTAAGATCTGTTTCCTCTTCCGTTTCTTCAACTTTTTCCGACTGATAAGGAAATACATTTACATTGATAAGAGATCCGCCAGCGGCTTGGAAGAATGGTTGTGCCGGGATGAATTTTAATTTTAACGCTGTTGCATCAGTGTTGTTTGTGATTTTACGGAAACAATGAATCGGTCTCAAATAATACCAGGATCCTGATGTAGTTTCGCCAGGGCCTGACGTGTTGTAACTGTATTTGTCAACAATATAATATGTGTCAGAAAACTGAACATAGAACATGTTGAGCGTTTTAAAATATTTGCTTGCTTCACTCTCAGGGATCATATAGGAGCTATCTACTTTCACAAAAGAGGCTAAGCTATTATAGTCCGGGAATGTAGTGATAACAGCTTGTTTCAAAACATTCTCTTCGATATCTGCATACTTATAGTACGTTGAACCGCTAAAATCATACCCAACGTTTTGATAGTTTAATTCACTTGTTTTAGATTCTTCACATGTATAATCGTCCAAAATATTATCAATCTCGAACGTGCCAATTGGGTTTATGGTCTGGCTTCTTAGTATGCGAACTGTTTTGTCAGACGAATTTATATCAAAAACCACATTAAAAAAGGTTTCGCACTCCTCTAAGAACTCTTTTGCCTTCCATCCTGGCAAATGTTTGTTATACTCTAGGCTTTTCACATTACTTAAAAAAAACAATCTACAAATGAAGTCATCATCTAAAAGCTGGTTATAGACGATAGTATATCCAAGAGCTTTTATTACTTTTTCCAACATGCCGACCAAATAAGGCTGCAGTGCTTTGTTGGAAAAAGAGTAATACCATCCTGATTCAATTGGCGTTTCTGTGAAATTATTCAATATCTCAGCATCTACTTTCACTCGTGCCGGAGCGAAACTAGATGCAGGATATCTTTTATCTACTACTGAATTCATATAAGAATCAGTAAGATCTTGCTCTGTGCCTAGATCCAGGTCCGAAATGTATAAATCTGATCCGATAAAATAATTGAGTTCAGAATTTCCAGAAAGAAGCTGAATCTTTACTTCTTCATTAGTGTTACTTATAAAGGCTTCCGAACCATTGATAATTATTTTATTGTCTGCAATTAGTAATGCTTTACGGCTCTTGAAGGCAACGTTGCTTTGAAAGCGTTCGATATGTTTATACAATATTGAATTATTTCTCTCCCTCAAAGAAAGAGAGAGATCCAAAGAGAATGTTCCGTTCTTTGTAATTAATGGATTTTGTTGTTTTATCGTAAGTGATGTGCCGGCAGGGATTGCAACCGGTTTTTCATCTATATATAATTCGGTCATCTCGTTGCGTTTTTAATTAGTTGATCGTATGAATCCTGTTGTTTTTTCAGACCTTTATCTCCTGTTATAGCTACTTCGGCTTCGATTTTATCGTTTAATCTTGCGTTAAGTTTGGCCATCACTCGGGTGTTTTCTGCTAAAGCACGGATTACGTCCGGAGTGTAGGAAGCGTCTTCGCTCGCCTGAGCTGCAGTAGCCTGGTAAAGGGCAGGCGAACGGTATACGTTTCCGGAAACGGCAGCCGTCATTTCCGGACCTGTAAGAGCGGCAACGTTCCCTGTCTTTTGGGCATAGTCTATAACATCGAACATGGGTCGAAGCAATCGAACCGTGTTTTTGTTAGCGACAAATTCTCCGCCATGGGTTTGTATCAGTTTTTTAGGTTCATATTTCCCACCTTCGCCTGTATATCCGCCATCCCACATCTGTGCGGCCTGTTCTCGCTGTTGGTTTGCTACGGCTATTTGGGCGGCACCAGCGGCGATGGCTACTCCCGCCATGATAGGGGCAAGCGGAATACCAGGTAATCCGAGTTCTAACGCAGCCGAATAAGCACGCATTGCAGCAACAGCCGTTTCCGCTGTAATTGAAAGCACCTGGAAGGCAAAAGCTTTATCTGCATATTTTTTTCTTATGGACAGCAGCTCCGCTTCTTTTTGTTCTTCAAGCTCTGCGGTTGCTTCATTGTCTGCTTCGGCCAAGATCAGTTTGTATTTGTATTTTTCCTCAATGGCCTTTTCTTCTTTTGCCTGACCGGATTTAATAAAAGATACAGCTGAATTGGAGAGAGAGGATATCGCTCCCAGAATAGTTTCCTTTAATGCCATTTCTTTTTCAGCAGCCTCTTCATCTTTTTTTTCTTTTTCTTCTCTGGCTTTATCTTCAAGTTCGGTTTTCTTCCGAAGATACTCTTGGTGTGAAATAAGTCCGGCATTATAGAGGGATTCATTGGCGGCCAACTGTATCTCCGTTCCTTTAGCAAGCTTTTCCCATATAGGATTTTCTTCCGGATCTTCCTCTTTTTTTGCTTTTAAAACTTTGTCTAGTTCTTCCTGTTCTTTTTGCCTTTTTTTTGCTGCATCAATAATTTTATCAGCTAATTGCCCTTCTGTTTCAACAGAGGATTTGCCAAATTTCTCCTGGAGGATTTTCTTCGCATACAGATAATTCATTTCTGACTGAAGCAAAGAGTCTTGCATTTCATCCTGCGTTTTTTTGCGGGAAATGTATTCCTGTTTGATTACATTGTTTTCCTTCTTGTAGGCCTCTTCCAGATTATTCAGGGCTTTTTCGTAAGCCTTTTTCTTTTCCTCTTCCGAAGCTGCGCCTGCGGTATTTTTAGCAGCTTCTTCCGCTGCTTTCCTGGCGGCTTCCTCTTCTGCTTTTCTCCTTGCTTCATATTCGGCTGATGTAGGAATAACAACCTTGGCTGCATCTGTATATACCTTGATGTATCTCTCCGCCTCTATATTAAGTTTGTTTATTTTGGCTGTGATTGCCCCTATTTTTTCCTCGTATATGCGATAAGATTCGCTTCCTTTCGGTGCCTTAGAGAAAAAATCGTTTAACTCAGATTTTTCACGTTCTAATGGAAGTTTCTCTTTTTCGATACGCTCTATCTCATCTTTTGCTGCTTTCATGCGTGCATTATTCATCAGCGCTTTTGTGTAGTTTTCGATGGCTGTAGTAGCTTCGGTTGTATTTATTTTATCCAGCGTAAGATTAGATAAATACTCTGGAGAGATCTCGTTAATAGCTTTGATGGCTTCCTCTCTTTTTTTCTTACTAATGGTTTCGTCCCTGGCAACAGCAAGCAGCAGGTTTAACTGAGTTTTCTCATCGGCAATAGCTTCATTTGCTTTTTTATTAACATTGTAAACGATTTCCATGGCGCTGGCTGCCACAGTTGCTTTTTTATGCAAAGCGTATAGTGCGACACCTATGGCTGTAATAACAGCTAAGGCTATTCCTAACGGACTAACGCTTGTTGCCTTTATAAACAGTTTCATGGCAGCAGTAGCCCTCACTAGGTTCCCAGTAAAAAGAGCTTTTGCGGCAGCCCACAGAAGTGTGGCTGCAGTCGCAACGCGTGAAACTACGCTGTTGCTTATTGCTAGGCCGTTGTAGATCCGCATAGCCTTATTATATCTTTCTATATTTCCTGCTTGTTTAGCAATTGAAGCGGCTCTTAAAACTCCAACAGCAAGCGAAGCCTTTGCGATACCGTTGGCAACCGTGTGATAAGCGATCATGGCTTTCAGTCCTACGTTATACGCAATTATAACGGCTGTAATCCTTACCATGGTTGCACCGTGATCGATTATGATGTCTGTTAGCGCTGAAAGGATTTTAAGAAGCATGCTTCCGGAAGTTGTAACAAGGCCCATATGTGGAGCGAGCTTTTCTCCTAACATAATACTAAATTCATTGAACTTATTTATGTTTTTCTCAATCACAGCCTTGGCGGTTGTGTTTTGAACATTGTATTCGTTAGTAACAGAATTGGCTTCTTTATAGGCTTGAGCCGCGTTTTCTTGCTCACTTCTTAATTTTCCAACATTGGAAACTATGGAATTTAATACAGAAATTGCTCTGGAACCTTCCACTCCCAGATCTTTGAAAATTGGTGCCAATTGTTGTAATCCGCCTTTGCTGGACATTGTCTGCAAAAGGGTAAGGAACGCTTCGTTAGCATCTTCTTCCACTAATTTGGTAAAGGCCTTCAGTTCCATACCTGCCAATTTTGCGAATTGTGCAGGTTTCTGATACATACCCAACATCACGGTTTGAAGGGCTGTTGCTGCCATTTCCTGTTGTATCATGTTTTGATCAAGCACGGAGGCGTATCCAAGAATTTCAGAGATGGACATGCCTGCCTGATTGGCTGTTCCTGCCATGCGTGCAGTAAATTCTACCAGGTATTTTTCTGAAGCCATTGAGCTTTGTCCCACCTGGTTGACTGCAGACCCAACGGCTAGCATGGCATTTTTAATTCCGGATCTCTCTACTTCGCCAAACATGTTGGCAAGTTTTCCAATATTAAGTATCGCGTCCTCTCCAAGATCTTCGCCAAGGGCGACTTTAATAGTATTGGCGGCTTCAACGAAATCGATCAAGTTCTGTTTACCGGTTATACCTAGCTTTCCGGCTTCGGCCGCCAATCCGTTTAGTTCCAAACGAGGCGTACGTGTATCCATTTTTTTGAATTCCTCGTTCAGATCTTTTACTTCTTCGGTGGTCATACCGGTATATTTACGAACATTTGCCATGGCCTCCTCCATTTCGGCATAATCGTCTACCGATTTTCTCATAGCAAAACTTATCCCGGTAAGGGAAGCAATCGCGGCAGTGACCATGCCGAAATACTTGTTGAATCCGTCTGCCACCTTAGACAATGAAAACATATTGTCTTTTGATTTATCGATTTCCGAGTTTGTTTTCATCCATTGGTTTCGGTGTTCTGCCAGAATTCCGTTAAGAGCTTTAATCTTTTGTCCGGCCCGAATATATTCTTCGGATCCCATTGTCATTTTTGCCTGTTGGTTAACAAGCTTGCTCATTTCGGCGCGGATCGATTTTACATCGTTTGATACTTCTTGCCCATTGATGTATAGGTATATCCCTCTACGGGTAACAATCTTATCATTAGCCATTTGTTTTGTCTATTAAGAGTTTGTAAGAATCTTTCATAACTTCTTTTGCGGCTTTGTCGCCGTGATAGTTGGCGGCGATATCGGCCAGCTTATCTACTGCATTTCGGACTTCGATATCCAACCAATCAAAGCCGTATCGGGCAATTGGACGGTTGTCTCCGTTGTAGGATTTCCATGTTTTTGCCGGTTTCCCTTTTCGGTAAGTTCTGTACTTGTTATTGTTAAGGCGGCCACGTATCACAGTGCCATTTTTGTGGATATATCCACGACCAACGCCGTAGTGAATAAATACCAGGTAATACGCGAATTTGAATCCGGTAGAATACGCTTCGCCGTAATCGTATTTCAGCGATGGGGTAAAGGATCGTTTGGCTTTACCTGAGTATTCTCCCGTTGTTGCTTCCGCTAGCCTTGTTAGGGCGCGAGAGCGAACCTGATAGGTCCAGTCTTGTACTTGCCTGTTAAATTCCGCTACGGTTATTGATTTCTGAATTGGAGTGTTCGGATTAGTTTGCATTCCTTATTTTTTCTCAAAAATAGGTTGGTTAAATGCGTGCCGAAAGGACAAAAAAACCACCCGATTCTCACGAAGGGGGTGGTGTAGTTAAACATAATTATGAAAAAGAACATATCAACGTAGTATATCTTTTTTCTTTCGTGTTGAATAATAATGAAGGCCAAACACGACTGCATTGATTGCGATAAGCCAAAACAGCCAAGACAATTTAATTTTTATAGGCTGAGAATCTGTTTTTTCTTTAGTTTTAACGTTAAGGTCCGATTTTGAGTCGGATTTAGTTTTTTGCTTGGTGTCGGAAATGTTCTCAGAACTTTCTTTACGAGTATTCTGCGTTTGACTTTCTCCATTTATCACCGAAGTTGTTTCTTTCTCCAGGTATTGAATACCTGCAGAATCGGGTGGATGGTAAACCCGTTCCGTTATGGTTGCCTGAAACCTTATGTTTTTAAGTAATGAATCGATTGAATACACTTTAATAGCTTCATGCTTTCGGTAATCTGAAATGTATTGCTGCAAAATACTCATGGTTGTATCAGACTGTTTTTCGGTTGTTTTGCATCCGGAAACCATGAGCATGATAAACAGAAATAAAAGCATTTTTAGAAGTTTCATTATCCTATATATTTAAAGTCGTTGATACGATTAATCCAGCCTTTAAGAAATACGTTTTGTGAAGGATCCGATTTTACCAGGTCATTGCAAAATTTAATTCGCTCAGACTTGATCCGGTTAAAGAACCCCTCCGGATTAACCGAGTTAAGTGTAGATAGTGTAACCTGGCCAACTTTGCCGTCCGAAAGCACTCCCAGTATCCGCTGTGGAAGAATGATACCCCATTTACCGGATGCCCAAACCCAGTCAACAAGAATATTTGCAACGGATTGAGACCGTATGTTGTCGGCCTGCCATCGGTTCCAGTAGTGTTTGCGGAGGAGGTTGACAGCATCGTGTTGAGTGATCAGTTTGAGATCTTCGGCGTCTATGTCTCCATCTCCGTCCTTATCATAGCCGCAGGACTTCCATGTTTCAAGCGTAACGCCCATATTTGTTTTTCCGCCGCGATCTTTCCGATGGTCGGACCAACCACCTTCCCATTTAAATATGATGGGAGCAAGTATTTCGATTTTAGCCATTTTTCTCAGTATTTTGGTTGCGTGGATCTGCTTCGGGGTTTGATTTAAAGAACTCTTCCAGGAAAGGTACTTTCTTTAAAAACTCAAAGGCAATCAGCCAGTAGATAAATGCAATCCACTTGCTCTTAGGATATAGCTGTTTAAGGTTTTTGAAAACATTGACGGAGTAAAAGTAAAGAACAACATACATCGTAGTGCTTATCGCATTTAAAGCCCCGGATGAATTATCAATATTGTTCCCGACAAATAACATTGCCGCTATAGCTACAAAAAACATCGCTGCGTCCGCGATGCACTCTTTAGCCTTTTTCAAATCGAAATTAGCTTTATTCACCCGAAGGTCCGTTATGTAGCCAATGATAAAATTAAGCAGGAAAACAGCCAGGGCAGCGTAGATAAATCCCCAGATTGGAGATAAAAAAGAGGCTATGGCTGAAAACAGAACAACTAAAAGAGCTTTAAATGTTTCGTACATGAGTCATAATTTTTAAGAGTTAAAAGAAAGGGTTAGTGTTTTCCTTTTATTACTAATACTATGCGAATGTAGCGAGGATTCATAATTGCAAAAAGGACAAAAAAAATAAGCCAGCGGAATTAAATCAACTGGCTTGCATATTCTATGTTATACTGCTTTATGGTAGTCTTCTATAATAATCTATGAATGATTTCATTTCCTTATCAGAACGAATAGAAATATTCAACCCCATAACATTAAACTCATGAAGCCTTCCTGTCCTTAAAAGCTTAATTCGTTCTTTCGACATGTGTTTTTCTTTGATCAAACTTTCTGCAGCATAATCTCTGGCTGCAATACGGCTTGGGAACTCTATAAAGCTTATGTATTGCCTTTTTGTTTCCTTAAATTTTTTATGGTTTACATAAGGATAAAGTAGGATATCCATTGACTCCATGTCATAGCAAATGATAGCGATAATGGCTGGCATAATAGTATAGTTTAATATTATGCAGTAAATGTAAGAACTATATTGCATACAAAAAAGGTCTGGGGAATATCCTCAGACCTTTTTTGTATGCATTGTTATGCTCATAGTTGAACATCTTCAACGTACGGAACATAACTTTCTACAAGCTCATATCCTTTCAGCAGATCAGGACACCGCTCTTGTACCGTCGCCGTGATTTGCATTACAGGAACAGTGTCAAATGTTTCGTTCACCTCTTCTCCAACCTCGGTAAATTGGACATTAACCTTAGCCAGCATAGGCACAACAGGTGCATAGCGTTCCGTAGGAAAACCTACATCAAATCCCATCACCTCGCTGATCTTTTCATTTAACACGGCGTACGACTCTTTTGATAGCAGTACGTACTTCGTAGATTTAACTTCTACGATTTCAAGAATTTCTTGCATATATTTTATGATTTAATTAGACGTAGTGATCTTCCAGACGCTTTATCTGCGGCGTATAACTGAGCAACTACAGTATTATAATCTACTCTAAGAATTGAACTATCTGCATTAAAAAAACCGTTAAATGATTTTAACCCAGAAAATGGCCCAGTTACATCCCTATATCCAGATCCCAATGAGCTAAATCCTATCGTATTATCTGATCCTGTATTAGGAGTAGACCAATAGTCTATTCCATCTTTTTTTAACCGACCACCTGCTAAAGACAATCCACCTAGATAAGTAGATAATGCGTTGAAATTGGCACTCGTAGGCACTCTCCACCCCCAAGTAGCAGTAGGATTAGTAGAGTTATAGTAATCTATATCCATTTGCAGCAACTTGACAGCATACCAGTTGTATAGTTTGCCATATATAGCGCCTAACGCAGGATCGTTGTTATAATGGCACCACATCGCGGACGCTTTAACGGCGGCGTATTCTTTTTGTTCTACAGTTCCTGTTGTGTTAGCATAGACATAGTTGTATAAGTTGGTTGAATCAGACCATCCCACTTCTTGAATTGATATGTTTTCTATTTCAAAATATTGTCCAACAGGTCCACTGTATAATCTGAAACGTCCATCGCCTGCCGCCAGCGAATAAACAGTGTTTTCTCCAATTGTTGATCTCGCAGTCGAAGAACCAGTACCCGCATATACTGTAATAGAATCGGATGACAAAGTCTTAATATTAAAGGATATTTTGTACCATTTCCCTACTGTTAAAATTCCGATTTTACTTATGCCACACGACCCAGCCACAGGATTATTTGCAACACTCATTATCCCATCAGAAATGGTTGCATCATATAGTTTTGTCCAAAAGCCTGTATCACTAGTAAACTCACGATCATCTATATTAGTAATTTTTTCAACATTTGCAGCAGATTGCATTTCTTGTATAGCATTTCCTTGTGGTGTACAAGCCATTTCGCAGTTGCTAGTTGCCCAAGTTTGAGTGCCTATTTGAACGGATTCGATTTCTGGGAATAGTGAACGCAGGTAGTTATATTCGTCTTGTATCTGTCGTTGTGTTAAAGCTATGTCGCGGATAGCATGATACGGTATAGTACCACTCAATTGGTAAAGTGGGTTATTATGAAATAATTTATCAAAATATGCTGGAGCTATCACTGATATCTCCCCGCAAAAGGCACCATTGATATATAACTTCAAAGCATTTGCCAAATACGTTATAGTTATGATGTTGTTTTTACCGAATAATTTTCTAGTATTGTATGGTAATATCTGAATTGAACCTCCTATGTATACTGTAAAATTGTGATTTAACTTTTCTGCCTTTAATGATATAGACGGTCCTGTAGAACTGGAAACATAGTACCCCCTAGCTCCGTCGAAATCATAATCACAAAGACAGGTAGTGATACTCCATTTATCAGTTTCGCTAAAGGAAATAGGTGTATGCGTCATATAGCTATTTCCTCCATTTGGATTCTTTAAAGCGTATTTTTCATTTGGCGCTATATTACCAAACAGATACGGCTGATTTAACGCCGTTGTTTGAGATCCATCCAACATGCCAGGGCCTACATCATACAACTTAGTCACATACTTATATATACCAGACTCGCGAAGTTTAACAGCCAAGTGCGGGCAGAAAAGCAACTTAGTGTTAGGTAGCAAATCCAAAAACTTATTTGTAAGCTCGTTAAGCGTGCTTCTGCTTTTTATTGTTCCGGCATCGGCAAGTACGCGCTTTGATGTTGGCACGCTGGGGTACATATAGGCAATGTCGGTTTCGAACTGTGTCATTTTTGCCGCGTCCGGAATTTGCTCCCAGTTTGATTTGGTTGTCCATCCTGAGACTGTGGTGCCGATATACTTTTCGCTATACCAAATCTTGTCGGAGGTGGCAAACGTGATTAATAGTCCCAACTTTCTGCTTACGTCAGGGACTGCTGCGCGGGCGGTTGATTTTGTGTAGTAAGATCCGGCAGATAGGGGGATGGCTACAGTTACATTGTAAGTGTTCTGCGCTCCGGCGGCTTGTGTGGCGGCTGACGTAGCTTGCTCAGATGCTTGTATTTTTTCTGTAAAGGTTGTTTCGCGTGATACTTCATTCTGCTGACGGGTTTGCTCTTTTTGTTCCCGTATAGCTTCGGAATCAGCAATGGCCTGTTTTATAGCGTCAAGATCTGATGTAGCATCTATCGCTTTGCTGGCGGCAGTATTAGCCTCGTTTGCGGCTTGTGTGGCGGCTGACGTAGCTTGCTCGGATTCTTGTATTTTTTCTGTAAAGATTGTTCCGCGTGATACTTCATTCTGCTGACGAGTTTGCTCTTTTTGTTCCCGTATAGCTTCGGAATCAGCAATGGCCTGTTTTATAGCGTCAAGATCCGATGTGGCATTTATAGTTTTGCCGGCGGCAGTATTAGCCTCGTTGGCGGCTTGTGTGGCGGCTGACGTAGCTTGCTCGGATTCTTGTATTTTTTCTGTAAAGGTTGTTTCGCGTGATACTTCATTCTGCTGACGGGTTTGCTCTTTTTGTTCACGTATAGCTTCGGAATCAGCAATGGACTGTTTTATAGCGTCAAGATCCGATGTGGCATCTATAGCTTTTCCAGCGGCAGAATTAGCGGAGCTGGCGGCTTGTGTGGCTATTTCTGCAGCGTCTAAAGCTGGTTGTTTAAGTGATAAAAGCCACTCGACTTCGTCTCCCTGAAATCCATTTGCAACCGCTATTCGGTAAGCGCTGGCACCGGGTAATCCTTCTTTAGCAATCCCTATCTCGCCGTTAAGCTCAATTGTATCGATTTCCATCCCTGAAGTTGCTCCGCCCAATTCAACAGAAGAATCTACCAGCGTGAAACAAGGCTGATCAAATATATAAGGTTCCCAAAGGGTGGGACTTGTAGCAGATACCTTACGGTAAGCTATTGTAGCCCTATACTCCCCTGATGTTAATGGCTTAAGCATTTCGGCTGTTACGATGAAAGAAATGACATTGCCGGATATGCTTATATGGGTGTCAGGAACATAGGTTTTCAAAGCAGTATTTACTCGCGAAATGTGCAGGGTCAATGATTCTGCATTAGAAAAATCCTCTGGAATACCTGCACGAAAGATTGGCCACAGTATTCGGGCATGCATCCCTCTTCTTACTTTTTTACTCATACTCTATTATTTAAACTATTATTGATTCCCCATCATTCCAAGCCACTTTCATTTCATCTACAATCAGACCTCCTACGAAGTTGAGAAGCTGCCTGTATGCAATGCTGCTTTTATTGTTAAGCAATTGATTCGATAACACCTTTGGATCTGCATTCCACTGGCTTGCATACGATCCGGACGTAAACCTAGGCATTGCAGGATTGAGATACCACCCATTCGGTATGTATCCACCTGAAAGATTCTGGTACATGTAGATGTATTTCTCTTTTTGGCGATCTGCTTCTGTGATTGTCGGATTTACACCAGCATAGTATGAGAAGAAGGTTTCTCCGGCAATGGGCCCTTCTTTGTAGTTCCAATTCGAAACCTTGCTGGTTACATTGAACATCGTAGGCGTAGCTGTTTGATTCAGGGATTTCTGTTTATACTCACTCCAACTGGCAGGTTTAATAGCGCCCCAATTGAATCCCCAAGGGCCTAAATCGTATAATTTAGAGCCATCGGCGGCAAAGTAGGTTAGTACAACATTGCCGTTTACAATCCCTATCTGCATCTGCTTTACGCCGTTTTCGTTATAGAAGTTCTGTTCGCTTCCGAACGCTTCCACCCTGGCGCCGCTGTTAGCCGTCCGCATGTTCTTTGCAACTATATTGTCTGTATCGATTTCCTCTGCAAGAATCTTTCTGGACAGCACTAAATCTGTAGCTACATTTTCGAAGTTGTTCATAATCGCCCACCGTCCTGCATTTAGGTCTGTGGTAAATGTGCCGGAAATATGCGATGCCTTGCACATGTACCATAGGTTCTCATACTTTACAAAATCGATGTACGGTTCAGAGCTCAGCCCTTTGTAGTATTGCTTACCGGTAACCCATAAAGCCTTGCGGGATGCTATATCGCTTCGCCCATCTTTCTGTTTTGTGATAATCCACTTAGGCAGAAGGACTATCGACCCGATTTTTACGGCTATCGTTATGTGTCCGGAATCTCCAGTCATGCTATTAACGTAAAGGGTCGGCTGATTGGCTATTTGAGAATAACTAAGCCCAGGAGTCGAAGATGTCTGTCCTCCATCGAATGTCCAGTCTGTTCCAAAGGCTAGTTTCGTTACTCCCCGATATACGTTAACTGTAGTAATCGCTTTCCCTGTAGAGCCAAGCTCTCCTGGAAAAGCTGTACCAAAAGAATCACAGGCAATAGCATGGCTTACATTGGTAAGCAGTAATGTTATGCCATCTTGCCCTGAATCTCCAGCAGAACCATCGTATGCTTTTTTTGCGTTAAGGCGCTTGGTTAGATAAATGCTGCCTATACGTACAGTGAAATCTCCGAAACCTGCATTGGCCGTAATTCCGGAAAGGAATAGGGTAGAGGTGCCGGATATTTGCCCTATCACAATATTAGTGTAGGCCGTGTTGTAGAACTGCCATTCTGATCCGAATGTAAGTTTTGTGGAACCTCTATATACATCTACGGTAAAAAGTGTTTTGCCTGTTGCCCCTAGTTCACCAGTCTTTGGATTTCCGGCAGAATCGCATGACACGATAATATTTTCAGGGGATATCACCATTGTAAGGGCATCTGAACCGGATTCACCTTTAATCTTTGTTACTGTCCACGCGCTGGCAACTCCATTAGATATTGAACGTGTAGCCATCCAAATGCTTGACGCATCACCTGTAGATGACCAGTTTGTAGGGTTGCTTGTAGGGTTGCCTGCAGTAGTTACGGCAGAAAACATAAATTCCACTGATGAATTATCCGTCAGTGTCATGGGAGCCATCCAAGCAGTTTGCTGTGGTGTTAACCCATCCGAAGTAAAGATACGGGTAGACATCCATAGCTTTGCAGATCCGGACGGCACTCCATCTGTCCATCCCGAAGTTGTAGGAATTGGAGATGCAAAAGATCCTCCGGAGGGTGTTCCTGGTGTTGTATTTGTTCGTATAAAAACAGTCGATTTAAATATGGCCTGTCCATTTCCACCAGGTGTTCCGTTTTCTCCTCGTGTGCGGACAATGTCCCAGGCTCCAGGCTGACCATTCTTAATTACACGGATCGCCATCCAGATGGTGTTTGAATTAGGGGTATCTGCCCAATTATTAGGGTTGTCGGTCGGGTTCCCTGGATCCAGGACAGAGGAATACATTACATCCATCGGCTTGATTAAATCAAACTGCTGTATAGTACCGGTCATATAGATATTATTCAGATAGGCACTGTAATTAGCCATATTAAATCCATGGATTGTCATGTTTGTTAAATCGCCAAATTGGGCTGCGATGTTATCGGCGCCAATTTCCCAGTCGGACATATTGTAAAGGTACCGTTCGTAGGTCCGGGTTGAATAGCGGGCCGTCTGGCGGGTTGCATCGTCCGGGTTCGCATATGCAACAAAGTGCATCATCTCGTATGGGTCGATCTGTTTGCTCCAACGCTCGCTAACCGGGCGAAGCTCATAACGGAACTGCGAATTAGTCTCTGTTTCCAGAATTTCCACGACTTCAAAATACGAAGTAGCGAATCCGGCGAACGTACGGTTACCCCGGCTATCGTCCAGACTGTTCGCCTCATTTTCCTCCGAAGCAAAAGAATGATAAATCCCCATGCATTTATCGCCTACGGAAACTTCGCCGTATTCCCCCTCTTCCAATTTGAGCGTTATAATTTTATTAACCCTATCCACAGAATCTATTATTCCGCCGCCTGGAGCTCGCCAGGCATCGCCCACTACAATTTTAATTCGATTGTATTGCAAATCGGGAACATTCAGGAACTTTCTTAAAGTAAGTGAATCAAATTCTGCATTACCATAAGGATCTATATTTCCTCCTGTTCCTGTTAATCCGGGAGCGAAAGATGGTCCGATCTGCAGACCTTTTTCGAAGGTGATCTTTTCTTTGGCGGAGTCTGGGATGTCTTTGCGCAGGTATTTGTCCGACAGACCTGTGTCAATTGTTTGAATTTGGCTCAGGATATCGTAGAAAAGAGAACCTACACGATTGGCTGTGTTTTCCCATTTTAGAACCGCGTCTCTGATCATTGCGGCTCGTTGATATAATGGCTGTAAGTCGGGCATCTTTTTTTATGCTAAAGTATGATTAGTGTTACTATTTTAAAAGGACATTAACTGAATGCCCCGACAGGAGGCGTAAGGCAAAATTTAGTATTAAGGTTAAATGTTATTATTGTGCCATACAGTCCGATAGATTTGTTTGAAGCTGGTTCCATTGTAACAGAGCTCAGATCCAAATCAAAAATGCCAGGAATGACAAGTTTTGACATGTCATCAAAAATCTTTGCTATAAAATCATCGCCAATCGCTTCTGTCTTATCCCATACTTGGTGAATGTGGTCGAAATCGGTTTGATCCGGAACGTGGTCCAGTATCATTATTGTTATACCCTTTTTCTTAGTCACATTACCGGAATCTCCGCTTAATGACGCAGAATACCGATCCAGACAAATAACAGGAAAACCAACCTTGTTTTGGATTTCATTGTCAAGTTCGTCAGTGTCCAACCGGGTAAAATGAGAAACATTCTCGCGGTTATGCTTTATATCTTTATGCTGTTCGGCCAGGCTTTCCAGATAGCCGACAAATTGAGCGAAGTTGTTAATTTGCATGCTTGTAATCTTTTATGCGATTATTAATAATACGGAAAGCATCCATGCATGCCATATTTTTGTAATAAGGCGTGTCCGGAATGTTTTCCCCTACCAGAGCATCAAAAATGTTAATCCAGTTTTGTTGCTGTTTTTTAGATGTTACTCCAGACTCTTCTGTTTCGCTGTCCGGGAACATATATGGATATACAATAGACAGCCATTTCTTTATCATGAGGTAATTGATTAACACTGCCTCTGTAAAAATTGAGTCAACATGATTTTGCACATAGATGACTCTTTTACTCATTTCCACATCCTCAAATTTCTCTTTACGTCCTATAAACAAACCGGCAATAAACTTGTATAGATGCTCTGAATTCAACCTTTGCATGTACATAGTATACTGAGTGTCGATGTACATAAATCTCATAAATGAAATTCCTTTAAGCTGTTCAGAATGGCAAATAAGGTTTGTTTTTTCGATTTTGTTAATCAAAAATCGATCGCACGACATTTTAAGGTTAACAACCTGTTCTAAAGCCTCAATCAATTTGTATTGAGAATAACTGTTGAACAACAAGAGTGTGAGTAAATACGGGATATTCAACACCGTAGCTATTAATCTTTTTTCGGTTATTTGTCCGGTCATATAGCGAATAATTGCTATATATTGCTTTTGGTTTAAATCTTTCAATTCTTCGGGTAATGTGCGATTGAATCCGAATTGAATTCCTAGAAAATTAACTCCAGTTTTTATTGTCTTCATGCCCAAAATATTTTACGTCCATCGTTATTTACTCTGAATGTATCTTTTGAATTTCCCGCGTATAATGCTGGAAAATTGGATTTAATAAATAGGTTCGCTCGCTGTAGATATTCTTCAGCATCGGCGTTTAGCAATTTAGCCTGCATAGCAATTTGTTCCATATTGGCAGGCTTCTGCTCTTCGTCATTTCCAGACATACCGCCAATAATGGACGTGTAATATAAACCTCTGTCGGTAAGAGATCCGGAGGCCATGATAAGTCTAGCGGCCGCAAAATTTATAATAACAGGCTGCAACAAAGCCAGTAGTTTTGTATATTTCATATCCGCGTTATCGCCGCGATTGGCGGCTATTTCTGACAAAACATCTACACCGATCAACGCCGGTAGTTTTGTTTTTTCTACAAATAAAATGTGTGGTTTTAGGCGAAGAAATATTAGCCTGCTTCGGTTAATTGGAAGATATTCCGAAACCAATGAGGCTCCAGGAACCAACATCGTTCTACTTTCCAGATAGCATTTTGTTTGTTTGAATTCTGGGAAATCTGCAATATTTCTCTCAAAGAAAAAAATCAGATCATCCAGGGCGTTAAAACCTTTTTCCTTATAGCTTTCTCTTAATTCCCGTTCCTGGTATTTATATAATGACCGTGAAGAATCGCTTTCTATACGGGTAAATCCTGTAGAAGAGAGTGACATGTTTAATTCGCTAAACCCATACCACATAGCAAGGTTTGCATTAGCCCGCTGAGCCAGACGAATAAGCTCGGACTGTAACGGCGTAGGATTATCTTCTTTATAGGCGGTGTCGATAACGTCAGTAAGCTCTTCTATAAGAGGCCGGATAAATAAATCGTAAGCATCCCTTAGCATTGGGGCTACCGTTGTAAATCCCAGAGCTGCAGATCCTTTAACGACCTGCTGAAATTCCGCTCCTTTATTCCATTTTGCTTCGCTGAATACCATTATGATACAACTTTTTTAGTGCCGGCTCCGGTGTCCAGCGTGGTTAATATTGTGTTTCTGAACCTTAATTCAACATCTTTTACGCCATTGAAACGTAGATAACATTCAAGCGGATCCAAAATATTTTGTCGGTCTATCCAGGCGTTTGCTATATTCACTAAAAACGCTTCGCGAATGTTGCTGCCTCCGGATTGACCGGCATATGTTCCGCCTGGCATACCGGCGCCCATCACATTCGGATTGATCATGAGCGCAAACAGGATTTCTGAGTTAGCGGCGGCCGAAGTAACGAGGCGGTCACTATCCTTGGATTTATTATCCAGTGCTGTAATCTTCCATTCCTCTTCTATTCGCCCGTTGCTTTCATTTACTCCATACATGGTGATGAGAGGTTTATCCGCGTTTTCTTTGCCACACAAGTTCCTCTCTACCGAAGTCATGTGCTCGTTGATGGCCTGTTTTCTCGCTTCAGATCCTTCAGGGTATTCAGCATAAGGGAATCGTTTTTCCCAATACGAGTATGGGATTTGTATATGCCATTTGAGTGTAAGCTGCTGGTCGTATGCTTTAAGCAGAAATTTAGGAATGCTATTGGCGATATCTATCCAGCCTGCAGTGTGCGCTGATTGCCATACTGGTGACGAATAATGATCGTTGTTGCTCCAGCTATCCCGGACAACATAAACCATGCTCTGCCCTTTTATGCCGCCATTAGATTTTAGCAGCTCCAGATCCCACTCCGGATCATACTCGGACAGGACGCGCATTTTAATAGCATTTTCAGCGGATGGGGTGTCCGGGAATTTGCCTGAAACATAGCAATACTGATCCCCATTTTTAAACTCTGTTAAACGGCTGTGTAGTGCATTCAGGGTATTCAGCCCTGCAAATTTGTCTCCGCTAAGCGAAGGGATGAATTGAACAAAGCTGATGCCGAATTTCAGATAATCCCGGAGAACCTTTTCCAGGTACCGGCGTACAACGCGGCTAGAAAGGAATAATTCAAGCTCGCGGTTTTGTACCGGCTTTAATATTTCGTTTCCTGCATCATCTATTCCGTCCAGAAGGCAAGGAAAGATTCCCTGTCCAAGAGTAAGGTTGCGAAGAAATTTAAGGCCGGTGTTAAGAACGCCTGTTTTGCCGATCATAAGATCCGCTTTTTGAGGAAAATCATTGTTTTCTCCCCAGCTGATCAGCTTATCGCCGCCGATTGAAAATTTCTCAGTCTCGGAATTCTCGGTTATGATGACTCTCTTTTTCTCAACGTCAACATTCCCGGCGGCCGATGGACCTCCGGATGTATAACCCATAGCGGAGCCTCCAGCTCCGGAGAATTCTATTACCAGCGGATTTCCGCTTTTGTTAAAGAGGGCTCTCATGATTATAATTTTACTTTCATTACGTTAAACTCAAAAATACGATCTATGCTAACCGGATAAATGTGCCCTTCTGGATTGCCCTGCTGGCAACACGGTTGAACGCCACGCATACGGTTGACGTAATCACTTCCCCTTCCGGATCCAGTCGTGTAAGCTTGAGGGAAAAACCTAATTACGCCTTGTTTGTCGGCAAATTTTATAGAATAGATATGCTTTTTCCCGTCTGGGGTTTCCCTAATGGACATAAGCTCAAGTACCAGATTTCGTTTAATGATTTTGTCTGCCATATTAATTAAAAGTATTATCGAATGTGTAATCAAATACGCCTTCAAACTCGTTGAATGATGCCTCTGTAAGGTTTCTTTCTGTATGACTGTAGGTGAATTCTGCTGTAGGTAACTTGCTTCTAAAATTATGCATAGAAACGTTTTCTCCATTTATTATCGCCGGTACCGCTGTGTTCCCTTTCAATACCATGAGATTCCTGCAGTTCAGGAGATCAATGAGTGATTCTTGCTTTTCAGGATCCAAATAGCCTGTATTTACAGAATAAGACCGCGCTGAAGTTTGTTTTGAGATGATAGAACGCCCGCCCAGAGAGGCTATTTCTCTGTTTGCCTGCATTTCGTTTTTGCAAATGCCCCTGCAAAGAAATGATTCAATTCCACCATAGCAGGTCTGGAATAAGAACACCGTAGCAGGGAAAGAGGAAGCTTTGTCAAGTATATACTTAATTCCGTTACCAGAATATCCGGACTTGTAAACCGACCATTCCAGGGGAATTTCTCCGGCAGATAACAATCCTGAAATAACCTGCTCAGACACATCAATGGTTGTAAACAGGTCGGAGCTCCCGAACGAATGCAGTGTAACTGTTTTACTCAGTACATTGTCTCCGCTCAGATATGTAATAGATGCAGCAACCGAACTTCCGGATGTTGAAACAAACGAAACATATTCCTTAACTCCAGGGAGCGTATGTTTTTCGGTATGCCGGGACAATGGCCGGTTCCGAATAGCATCCGGAGAAAGGTTCTCTGTTGAAACGTACGAGCGAAGGAAATAGGTTGGTATTGTTTTCTCTACTGTCTCACCTTCGGATTTGAAAGTAAACACTGCAGGCAGCATAAAATTGCGAACATCATAGGCGTTGTCATAAAAATGTTTTTCCAGCAGATCCCCTAGGAACCTGATCGTGGCCATGCCTATCGAATTAAAGATGTAGGTCTCATCCTCCAATAAGGTTTCCCCTCCTAGCTTTACGGAAAACAAAAGCGATTTGCCAGCTGATCCCGTAACATAAATATTAGGGAACCGGTTGGTAAAAGCGTAAGAAGGAGTTGTAACAGAAAGCGCCATACTTATAGATTTTGCCGCAAGATATAGGGTTAAGAATAAAAAGAAAAGGACAGATTAAAAGCCGTTTTATTCGTCACTCTTTACCCACTTAGTGTAGCCGATGCGAAACTCGAAGCCGCCGCGCAGCGGCGCGCCAAAAACAGCCCACCTTCCTTTATTTTAGAAAGTGAGCCGTGAAATATTAAATATTACAGGTTACTGCTGGACGGAATTAGTTTTCCTTCGTCTGCATAGCTGTAGTAACTGCCATCACAGACTATAACATGATCAAGTAGCGCCATATCCATTAATTTGGCTGCGTTATAAAGTTTATGTGTAAGACGGTCATCGCTTAAACTTGGATGCGTATTTCCAGATGGATGATTATGTGAAAGAATTATGCCTGTGGCTCCATGCTCCAAAGCTTTACGTATAATCATTGGAACATCTGCGATTGTTTCTCCGCTACCACCTTTAGACATTTGAATTTTATCAATAACTTTCGCTGACCGGTTCAAAAGAATAATCCAAAGTTCCTCATGTTTTAGGTCGGCTAGGACTGGGTACATTAGTTGATATCCGTCATTACTACTACGAACAACAGGTCGTTTAGGGGGTGTGTTCATAGATTTTCTTCTACCCATTTCCATGGCTGCGACTAAAGCTGCAGATTTTTTCTTTGTCATTCCAGGCACCCGCATAAGTTCGGATATTGAGAATTTAAAAAGACTGTTTAAATCTTTCCCAGAAGTTTGGAAAACTCTTCCTGCAATTTCCTCGCTTCCTACGATAGTATAGATTAATTCCACGTCAGATAGCGAATTGTACTCTCCGTTTGCCAGATGAGAATTAATTTTGTCAACATTGAGCGTGTTAATTTGCTCACCGAATAAAGTTGTCATACATTTGTATTTATAAAGTTAAACTTTACCCGCTTCCCACGTGACCAAACAAAGGAGCGGGTTTTCTTTTTTCTATTCTTAAAGATACAAAATATTGATATACTGCGCAATAGCTAATTTTGTGTACAAACCATATTCATTATTTATCCTATTATTACTCTGTAAGTGTTGCGTTTCCCATCCTGTTCTCTGTTCCAAAATTATTTTTTAGACTTTTTTTCTGGATTTCGAAAGATTGCGGCAGGGGTAAGCCGTAATCAAGTCGTTTTTTCTTTCACAAGCCCGTACTGTTAAATAAAATTAAAAATATTGATAATCAGATAGGTAGATATTGAGTTTCGGCGATTAGCGCCGATTCCCCGAAGGGTACCCCGAGCCTTGCCCTATCGAAGACCGCAGCAAAAACCGCGATTTTGACCCCAAATATGATGGATGGGTTAGCTTTGGGCAGTCCTCTTAGCTCACCTCAGTCCGCTTTCTTAAGTCCTGCTTCGGGAATTGCTGCGGTCATGTTAGGGCTGTGCAATAGCGTGCGTGGACGCAGTGTTTTCCGAAGCAGGATAGACACAACAAATCCCCATAAGATTGCTGGACCTATTTGGGGCAGTGTTCTTATGGGGATTTACAACTCTGGGTGCAACCCGCTTTTCTTAATTTATTCTTCGGGAATTGCTGCGGACATGTTAGGGCTGTGTAACAGCGTGCGTGGACGCAGTGTTTTCCGAAGAATACTACAAATACAACAACGCCCCACAAGATTGCTGGACCTATTCGGGACAGTGTTCTTGTGAGGCGTTAACCTCTCTGGGTGTAACCCGCCTACAATCTTGCTCCTACGAATCCATAGGATCGTTTGAGCAAATGACTATACTTTGTCCAGATACGTTTATCCACAGCATCCCCGAAGTGTGTTGCTTCTTCCGGAAGAACAGAGGCCTTGCGTTCTGAACTCTTATCCTTGGCAAATTTACCGTCACTACTTTCAATCACCCTGGTGTTGTTCATTGATATTAGAGTGTATTTGCATTTGCTTCCGTTGAATCTTTTCTTTGGATAACGTGCATCTGCTTCCTTCAGCATGTAGGCCCAGAGTAAATACTTATCGTGCTGGGGTGGCTCCATGCCCGCATGGGTGCGTTGTTCAACATTCCATCCTTTTGACTTGAATCGGTCGATAGCTTGCTCGTTGTATGTTTTCTTTGAGTTAGCTCTTCTGTGGTCGCCATACTTGTCTCTAAAGTATATCAGGCGTTTGGTTGGATGATGCAGGTAGTAATCACAGAATTTGTCAACAATGCTATTGATCATAACATCTTCCTGTTCCTGAGGTTTTACGAAGAATTCGTTAATATTATTGTCAGTTTTGATGAATTGTTTTGTAACAAAATCAAAGTTTCTTTCCTGGGCTACTTCGAAAACAGCGATCTTACTCCCCCAGTCAGGAGTTACCTCAATTGGCTTCAATGGATCGCAGTCCAGATCAGCCCGTGAGTCAAGGCTCTGCAGCTTCTTCCAATCAAAATTTTCATTGTCGGCAACACCACGAATGTAATCATCGTTGGTGGCATTGTAGTAAACATGGCGTTCGTCTATTGAGTAATAACAATCATCTACTTTATCCAGGAAGAGATTCATAATCTCGATCATGAAGGTAAGAAGATCCATTGTCTTGTATTGGGTCATGATGTAGCTCATGCCCAGATTCTTCACGTTGTCAAAAGCATTACCCAGGGTAAACAAAACATTTTCTTTTGAAACGAATGGAGCTATTTGTTTGCGAAGCCTGGTAGTTTCTTCCCAGATATCTTTGAATAGCTTTGCATCCTTGCTTTCTGTTGCATCCAGGAGTTGCATCTGTAGCTTAACAATGCGATTCCAAACATCAAAGACTCGTATGCCGGCCTCTTTTTCGTAGTAATCAGCGTATTCAAGTAACCACTTCTGTTCAGCCGTGTAAGGCATTGAAGATGTGAACAGTAGCCCATGATGCTTTAAAATAGGATTTTTAGATTGCTTCCCGAAAATATCCTCATTGCCACGATTGGTCGGTGCTACTTCTTCATCGAATTTTTCTTTGTTAAGGGTTAGTGCTTCGTCAGTTATATTGAAGTCGGCATTCGGTCCACGGCTGTTTGTGTCCTGAGACAACAGAACCGCCGCATGTCCATTTATAAAGCTTATCGCATTGTCGAACGATAATATTTTTTCATGAGGAGTCAAAAAGCCTGCAGGTGGCTTCTGGCAAACTACGTAATCACCGGTTTTGGTTTTAGGATTGTAACGGCGTAACCCGAAGCGTTCCAATAACTTAAATGTAGACGGTAAAGTCTTTGTTAAAGCCTGTCCGTAAGTCCTCTGGGTTAATGTGGTGATTCCTCTGGGTAACACTTTAATGTTATCGTACAGCTCATACCCATTTCCAAACGACTTGCCGGCGGCACGGCCTGCAACGTGAATTTTGAATTTTGCAGGCTGCAAGATCGTATTAAACTGGAACGGGTTAAGTGATATTTCTTCATCCCATTCGTTTACCATATCAGAATCGGATTACCAGGTAATGACTTCCATCCATGGAGCAAAGCTCCATCTTTCGGCCAATTTTATCAGCAACTTTTTTGATATCAGCAGGCATAAATTTTTTGTGTACTTCCACTAAAAGGCGGTATTTCTTTTTTTCATAAGTCATAGCTATGGTATGAATGTAGTCGGCGAAAAATAGGATTGTTTGTTTCCGTGTCATCTTGTTTAATTATTAAGAGTTCATAATGTCTGATGCTTCCGACTCGTCTATCGATTGATATACAGCTTCGGATAGTTGTTGCATTTCGTGTTTGCTAAGCTTTGAAACAACATCAATCGGCAGATTAAATACCGATTGATTGTTGTTCAGCTGGATGAAGATGTTGTTTTTCTCCAACCTGCGAGGATCTTCTTCCTGGATAGGTTTTTCTCCAAGAACAGTTTTTAATATTTTATGAGCATTGGCCCATTCTTTGTGTTTTCCCTGTAGTTTGCATTCTTTAATGAGTTCGAGTAAGTCCTTTATTTGCCAGGCTTTCCAAAAGTCAAAATCAAACTCATGGTTTTGTTTAAACAGCTCGCGGGCAATGCGGATATCCTGATAGGCTGTATTACGCCCTATCAGATACTTTGCCTGCAGCTTTGAAACGATCTGGCTTGGCTCCGGATGTCTGTCCATAAGCCTGGCAGCGGTCAATACCCGATCCAATTGCGGCCTTAGCTCTGCAGGAAGGGGAGAATCCTCCGGGTGCAGGATATGCGCCATGATTGACTCATAGCGTTGATCTTCTAATTTCAATCGTTTCTTATCCATGTTTTAATTCACGTTGGATGTTGTTTATATACTTGCAAAGTTCAATCTGAGCCGGATTGCTTCCGTTTCTGGCAGCTTTAATGGTGTCAGCCTTTATCTCGTCCAATTGCGTCAAGTACCCTCTGTAAAACGCTTTAAAAGCTTCCGTCCCGTATTGTTCAATTTCGTAAAGAAATTCGTCTGCATCTTTTGCCTCTATGGCTATAGCTATCAGGGATGGAGAGTACAATTTGTAAGCCATATCCTCTATTTGCTCAAGTTGTTCCTGCGTCAAATACATCGTTCAGCGTTTTAAAGTCAAAATTAAACACAAGCGGATCCGTGTAAATTGTTCCGCGCTCAATTTTTGGATTGTCTGTTGCGTTCTGGCTGCTTATCAGGGTTACTTTCCACTGTTCATTCCATATACAGGCAACCTTGGCATGGATGGAAGCGCAACGGTAATTAAAGTTGCGAACAATCATGTCAAATGGTTTCGGCGAAATCGTTCTCACCCGGTTATCAAGAATAAGACGAAAGTCCAGTATCTGTTTATCTTCCTGCCTACGTACGATTCCCTCGATTGTTTTTGGAGATATACCATAACTGCTCATAAGTATATTGGCCGGGCCGATATGCTTTAGAATATGGAAAATAAGCCGCATGCTGTTAAAGTTTCCAAAACTGTAAAAATGCTTTGTTTCTCCTTTTTTTATTTCGCCGATTGATTTATCCAGCACGGCCGCTACGAAAGAGTTTTCCGCATCCATCGAGGTGGAAATAACAGAAGGAGAAGGAGTATTATCTTCCTTCTCCTCGTAAATTATCGGTTTGGATTTGAACAGCATTAAGAAAGTTCTACGATTCTATATTCAATTTTCTCAATGAATTCGGTTAGCTGCATGACTCTTTTTTCCTGTTTTGCCCTTTTGGGGCCATCAGGCATAGGAGCCAGTTCCGGCTGCTTTGACTCTTTTTGGAAGTCAAGCATGTTTTTTGCCTTAACAAGTTTCGAAGTTGTATTTTTTTTCAGCTTTTTAAGAGCTTCCAGATCTGCTTCATCAGGAATAATATAGTCCGTTGACTCAGGTGTTTTCTCTGTTGCTTCTTTAAGTGTTTCAACTGAGGTAATTAAAGATTCTTCGCCTTCCGGCAGCACTTCGAATAAATCTGCACCAGGAACAGTCCCGTCTACCTCATACAAGGTTTTCGCTTTCCAAAGTTCATCCAGCCTGGCAGATATAGCTTCTACCCCTGACAATAGGTTCTGACGCTCAAGAACTACCTCCGGAGTATTTCCTTCAAGTGCGGCGGCCTGTTCGTGCATCGCAGCTCTTTTCCTGTGCAATGCATAAAAAGCATGTACAACGTGACGAATAATAACCGGATAGCCTTGTTCGTCACACATGGCTTTTACTTGTTCGGCCAATTTTGTGGGGAATTCAAAGGCGGCTACAGTTTCATCAGGATCTTCATCATTATGCTTTGGATCTTCCGGACGAATCCATTTGCCAATGTATTCATAGATAAGAGTCAGCAATTTGTCTTTAGCGAATTTATTGGCTTCGCCCCATCTGGCTACTTTTGAAACAGCTACGGGCTTGAATTTTGAATCCTGAAGGATTGCAAGCCCTTCGGTAAAATCACGGTTTCTACTGTTAATCCAGGCAATCGCTTTTTCTCTGGACTCTGAATAATTGTCATACATACTAATGAAAATTAGTTATTAATATTTAAAAACAAACATACTGCGGATTTTACTGAGGCAAAAGGACAAAACAAAATGAGGACAAAACCGAAGTTCTGCCCTCATAGAAATTTTCTGTTTTGGATTAAAGCGCCGCAGTAAGCAGGCCATCAGTTTCTCCAACGTAAACACGTGGGTTGTTTACGGGGTAGATAAACTTCAGTCCGGAGCTTCGCAAGTCGGTGCGAGCGGATCCTGTGGTGGCGCCGTCTCCCTTATCCCGAATGGCAGCAACGTCTTTATCTCCCATCAGGTAGGCCTGTCCATTGGTGTCAATAACAACGAATACCATTTTAGCATTCTTTGTCGCTCCCATGAATCCTAACACTTCAGGTGAAATTCCATTTTGAGAAATTGTCACTTCCATCTGGTGACTCATACCACCTGTTTCGCCCACCTCTGTAATTGCAAAGCTGCCCTTATTTAATGGAAGGACTATTACAGAAGCTTTCTTACCGGTTTTAAGAATAAGATCTCCTACAAGTGATCCCATGGCTGCTAAAGTGGTTGCTTCGGCTTGAACCGGTTCGGTTGGCCATGCCGATACATCCGAATGATACATAGCCAAAATTTTAAGGATTCCTCCTGTGTTATCCTTGCAGTTGATGGATGTATCTAAATCTTGTAATGTTACACAATCTGGCATATTGATTTCAATATTAGTTTGTTATTAACCTGCAACCGGAGTTAGCGGCTGATCATTTATACACAATTCGGCTGGGTTGATTGATACAAATTGACAACCGAATACAAATTTCATAGCTGCTGTAAACAGATACGGATTTCCAGAAAAGAAAGGCTTCATGTTGGTAAGATCAGACATCTTATCAAATCCATAAACCATGTTCTCTTTTGTGGTCAACATCATGAATTTAGAACCTTCAGGGAAAGCGTTTGTACGCTTAATACGAACGCGTTTGTTCGTTTTCTTCAGATACTGAATTTCAGATTCGTCAGTTCCGGCCAGCTGAACAGTCTCGCTTTCCATCCAGTCATCGTAATCATCTCCGAGATCTTCAGAGATCCACAAAATAGCTTTTTTCTTACGGAAAGTTTTAGGCATTGAACGCCACATTTCAAGAGCTTTGGTTCCGATATTGGTTGCGTCAACAGCTCCGGTGGCAAACATGTTGCCTTTAGCAACGGAGATATTACCAGCAGTTTTCTCAGCTTCAATGATTGAACCCCAACCATCAAATGAGTCAGAGATTTCAACATCCCCTGCTTCTGCAGAATATTTTGCAATGAAGATTGCATTATGCATGTCTTCGGATGCAATAGAAATTCCGTGCTGAATCAACCAAACCTCGAATGGATGTTTTTTATCCCACAGTCCACCAGAAACTTCAGCGATGAATGACCGGCGGTAACGTTCCGGCTCATCAGCCATTTCGGCAACAACCGGGTAAACAGTAAGAACACGGGGAACTATTTTCCCAAGATTGTTGGTTCCTAGAAAAATACCGGTGTATTTTTTTGCGATGCTTCCGCCTTCGGTTTTACCAAGTGTCAAGGAATTGGTAATTCCAGGCATAGGGGTACAATCCGAAAGCACATCGTTAACCGACAATTTGTCGATGGCCACCAAAACATCTTTATGTTTTGCGACCTGCGAATTTACGAGCGTAATGTCAATAGGAGCGGTAAAGTCCATAGTTTAGGGTGTTAAGAGTTAAAGAAATTATTAACTGGGTCAAGCTCGATAGCCTGTCCATGTTGGTTGTCGGATCCGACAGCAACCGGAGGAATAACAGATGGACGTTTATCCAGCAGGTTTTTAACGGCAGCTGTTTTTGCAGCAGCATCGGCAGCGTTTTTAACAGTATCATCCAGCGCATCTAGGGCTGTGATAACCGAATTCAGGTTGTTAGTAGCTGTAGTTTCGGCAGTTCTAGCGGCTTCAAGAGCGGTAGCATCGGTTTTTTGTGCCTGCATAGCTGTATGAAGAGCGGTAAGCTGTTCAACAGTTAGAGAAACAATTCCGTCTTTTACTTCGAAACCTTCTACCTTAAGCAGCTGATTGATGATTGTAAAATCTTTGTTCATCGTGACAACAGGATTAGTGTTTGAATTATTTGGAATTAAAAAATTCTTGATATCGGTAACGATATTCTCAATTTTATTGAACATACCGTTATCGGATGATTCGGAAGACTCCGTTTCCGGATCTACCAGGTCAGAAGGAAGAGGGATCCCGTTGCTTGCATACATGGCGGCAACAGAATTTTCTACTTTCTTCTTTTTTGCTTTTGATGGAATTACTTTCCCTACAAGTCCAATTGAAACAGCTTCTTCCGGAGTTAGCCATTTAGCCTCCTTCATCATCTTAAGCATTTCATTTAATAGCTTTCCGGTGTGCTCGCTGTAGATCTTGGCGAGCTGTAATGTGGAGACAGATGCAGTTTCTTTTTTTGCCGTAAGATCTTTTATAGCATCTTCTATCTGATCTTCATTCATCTGCCCCCATGATTCTACCCAAACAGACGTTTTGTGTGCCATATGCAGACAATCGGAGTAGATGCAAGATTCTTTGGCATATAAGGCTAAAAGTGTTGCTGCAGAAGCATTGTAGCCAACATATTCTACAGTCACATCTCCGTGTTCGGCTATATGGCTACCCATAACAATAGCCTCGTTAACATCTCCACCCGGGGAGTTGACAACGAGGGTTACAGGTCCTTCCGCACAGCCTGATAGCATGTACTTTAAGTAGTTGGCTGAGTATCCGTATCTTTCTATGGCTCCGGATATCCTGATAATATTTTTTGCCATCTTTCTTTTTTGTGCAAGTATAACCCATAAAAAAGCCCCCCGAAAGGACATCGGAGGGCAACGAAACACCTGTAAATGAAAGATTATTGAATAGAAGCGATGTTAACGCTTGGCAATGTGTCTTTACAAGAAAAAGAAAATACGGTACCCTTCCTGTCTGCCCTGTTTTGTCCGGTGTCCACTTTCGACTCGAACACCATTCGAACATTGTTGCAACCGGAGGCCATGTAATTTCCGTTTGCGTCCTGGTGAGCTACCCTCCAGGTGCCTGAACGCAAATCATTAATGATTGCATCATTTACCGGAGATTTACCGTAAATTATTCCAGAAACCTCTATATCGTAGGAGTCACCGGCATCAGTTTCTGTCTTTTTCTCTTGGAATCCTGCATCTGTGGGTAAACATTCTATACATATTACATTGTCAACATCGGTAAGATTTAAAGTTCTTACGGTTGCGGAAGCATAACCTAACGAAACAAATGATGTTTCCGGTATGGCCAGTATTTTAACCAGCCCGCCAGAGTTGTTACTTGGTATTTCTGTAGTCCTCATTGTGTTGTATGTGAAGGGTTGTTAATGTCCCGAAAACGGGACAATTGTGCGACAATTATTTTATGAAATTCATTTTCCATCAGTTTTTTTGCCTCGTTTGCAAAGACATTATTCCGCTGGCAATCTTTCTTGATAGTTTCAAAGCTCCAGACATCTTCGGTAAATCCAAATTTATCCTGGAATGCTCTTATGCTTTCAAATTTAGATTTTCCAAAAGCATACTGCGCAGAACACCATGATCTCATGAGTGCTTTTGCTCTCGAATCAAATAATCTGTTAAGATCCATTATTGCCTGGTGGCTAAGGGAGCCGCCATACTGCCTAAAATCATATTCTGAAATGTAGAATGTAACTTTATCTGAAAAGATAGACCGGTTTATTGGTCTCCAATTTAACCTTGAATCATTCCTTTCTAATAAAGTTCGGATTAGTGCCATCAGGGTTTTATCTTTATTAAATCGGACCGGTTGCCCATAGTTCTGTTCAATAAAAACCTTAACGTTTGGTTTACAGGGTAATTCGACTGAAAAAGTAATTGCCATAGCTATTTATTTAGGTTACAAACAGACCCCTATCGAAAACATCGTATAAAAAGTGTGCATTTGAACTTTTTCAAACCGAATGTTTCGTAAACGTCTGAATACAAAGATAATAAATACCGTACACTTTACGTACTAAACCGTTCAAAAAATTTATTTTTGTTCAAAAACCGTTTTTTTAGTGCTTTTGGACAAATCGTGCAGAATCGTGCAAAAATAGTACGAATGTAAACATTTGATTTACATATGTATACAACTTAAAAAAATGCTTTCGTACGAATGCACACTTTTTTTCTCATTTTAGTACAGGGGTATTATTCTTAAAGAAAAGAATAAAAAAAAGAATATATTATATGTCCTATTCCTGTATGGCACAGATTTTTACCGAATGTCTGCCTTTCGCGCCGCTCTCTCCCTTCATAAGCTCTATATACGAATTGTGCATCAGTACCGGCCTTTTTTTCTGGCGCGCACTGATGCACTCGAATATAAATAATATAGGGGGAGGGAGGGGCGGCGAAAAAGAGAAGAGCCTTAAGAGATTTTACCAGGATTACCTGGTAAAATCAGAAGGATAGTAAGGTTGACATATCCATTCGTATTCCGGATAGAGCTTCTTGACTCCAATAACGATGGCTATTCCTGCTGTAGCCATACATGTTAGCCGGTGGGTGGTTGCGGGACTCTCCCGGAGATTGTAAGACGTGGCGAATACAAAGTATGAGTTCTGCAGGTCGTAATCGTGAGGGGTTCCTCGTATGATCTTGCCGGCATCCGTAACGGTCTGAGCAAACCCCATATCAATAATAATCCGTTTGATCATCGCCTCTCTTGCGCGTTCGTCAGCAGAGATAGCTACTATAATTTTGTTATCTTTTTTCATAAAATAAGTGCTTGAATGTTCGTATTTGAACGTTATGATTGGTTTAATTTAGATGGATCATAGTTAGTCCAAATAACTTCTTGTACTTCTCCTGATCGGATGTTGTTTTTCTTAACTGGGAACTTTGTTTTATAAAAGTCGCCGTACAGCTCATTCATCAAATTACAGTCGTATCCGCTTACCATGGCCAGCCCTTCGATTGAGTGAAGTTTTTCGGATAACAACCTATGATCATCGTCCGTAAATTCAAACTTGTAATCATTCTTGCTCTTTCTACTCTCTTCTGGGTATGGTGGATCTGCATAGAAAAACGCTTTAGGATGATCGATTCTGTCGATACAATCAGAGTAGCTACCATTTATTATCTGAAAGTTGCTTCGAATCACATCAGCAACGTCATGTAGCTTTTCAATAGCATTGTTCCACCTTGAGACAGTTTCACCGCCAGAAGCGTTAACGTGCTTTTTAGCCATGTGCCACCCTTTGTTTTTTCTTTGTGCTCCAAGCCCAAAGAAAGATTGTCTAATTCGAACATAGAACCTTCTAGCTTGCTCAATGTTGTCATCTGATTTTTCCCAACAATTTAGGTACTCAGTCTCAGAGCACGGAGTTAGAAGTAATAGCCTAACCAGATCTGATTCATTGTTTCGCAGCACTTCAAAAAAGTTAGTGATATCCGAATTAATTTCGTTAGCTGTTTTAATTACACGACCATTATAGTTCAGGGAAACAACAAAGCTTCCGGCAAACAGATCTACTAGGTGAGTAAAGTCGGAAGGAAAGTTTTGATACAGGTAATCAACCCATGTAAATTTCCCTCCAAAGTAATTGAATGCTATTAGTTTATTTTTATTCCCGCTCATGTTCAACTATGTTTATTTCCATTCGTTTTTGATGTAATTAAAGTCTCTGCCTCCGTTGTTGGAGAAGAGTTTAAAGAGGCGGTTCTCTGTTACTATGCCAACTGGTTCATAGTAGTATTCGGGGAAAAGGATATTTTCGTTTGATCCTATGAAGAATATGGCCGAGCTTTTATTTTCTTTCCCTATGTACTCTATTTGCCGGGAGAAAAAATCATTTAGGGTGGTTTTATCTCCCGGTTTGATCTCTATTCCGCACACGGTTATGGATTCTTTAGATAGGCTTGATTCCCAGTCTCTGCTACTTGATTTATAATAAAGTCCCTGGAATCCGCACAGGTAAGCTTGGTAGGGATCTTTTGCCTTTTGTTCTATTGCCATTTTTGTGTCCGTCTATATTTTATTACAAACTTTATTCCTTTGGCTTTTAATGGCTTTTTATGTGTTCCTCTTTTGAATGACTCAACGGTAATTCGTTCGTTGATGGCTTCTAAAAACTGATACATGAATACCCGTGAAGTAAAGCTAAAAATCGTAGCCATAGCAGAGAAATCTATTTTGTTCATACTTTATTATTTATTACGTTATTGCTTGTTAAATTATATCCCCAGAAACCAAGTTTAAATCTAAATTTAATGCAGGCCCAGACTCCTTTACTATAAGGCTCCCATTTATGTAAAGCTTCCCAATCACCTACTGCAGGTTCGGGTGGCCATACTAAAAGTTCAAGACCGGTTATTATCCAAAACGCGTGTTCTGTTTTCTCATGTTTTTTCATTGCTCTTTCCTTTCTGCCCAGATATCTTGCATCTTGGCCAATTGGTTTGACATATAGCTGTTGATTAAAGTGTGACAGCCATCGGAGATGTCGGCAAACTGCTCAGCGAATCCAGGTGTACAGGTTTTATCTACATCATAGACAAACTTGTTTGCGTTAGCTTTGATTGCCATGATCCGCTTTTTGTCTTCGTGTACAAAACGTTCTGCCGGTCTGAGTAATTCCTCTATCTCCATAGCGGCGGTTTCTGCCATGTCGGCCGCGATGAATAGCTTCCAGATCGATAGGGCATACTTTTTCGGGTCGATTCCCTGTAACTTTTTTCTTTGGCCGTGAGCGATTGCTGCTGCCAGATAATTAATTTTGCTCATATGAATCTTCTTTTTCTTATAAATAAATAATCATTTGTAAATTCTACTTCGTCAACCGCTTGGTTTAACATGTAAAGACAGGCTGCTTTAATGAAGATCTTATGACTCTTCTCCGGGATCTGCTCGAGGATGTTGAATTTTCTCCCGTATGGCCAATTGTCAAGAACTTCTTTAGTGGCCAGGTAATAGTTGTAAAAAGTTCCTTTGTCCTGCCGGCATTTATTCAGTTCCTCTGTTGTGCTAATCCGGAATTGTTTAAGGTCCGGGATGCTTGTGGTTGTTTGCATTCTCATCAAAAATTTTCAGTTGAACATTGTACCCAAATTGGGCGAGTATTCTTTCGTATTCCACCATTGTGGCCGTAAGTTCCCCGCCGGGGCGGGTGATTGTTCTTTCTCTTCTGTTTATATGATACCCTTTCTTTCTAGAACGGTAAATCGTGTTGTACATCGTCTTCCGGTTCATAGTTCTTTAGTTTGTCAATTGCAGTTGTATTGTTCGGCTGATTGTCGATTACCGGTACTGGCAAATCTGCTATCGGAGCGATTGTGAAATACTCTACTCCTCCGGATTTATCATCCAGATCCGGATTTCCGTCTTTATCGTAATAGAGAGGCTGCCCGGATAATTTATCGTATCGAGATGGATTAAATAGATATCCTTTCAGCTTGCAATACTTAACGAACTTCTTTTTAAATGCGTGAGGTGTTGCCCATTTGCGTTGATCCGGAGCATACTCATAGAAAGAGTCCTGGTAAGTACGCCGTGGCAGCCTTGCATTGACATGAGCTTCGTCTGAGAAATATTCATCGGCCCAAAGTATAAATGTCTCACCAACTTCCTGCCGGAGCTTTCTTGTTTGCAGGCGTTCTGATGGGGCTTGAACAACCCCAAATCGAAGATAGGTTTGGATGCATTGAGCCATCAGATCCCAGAACAAATTCCACTGTTCTCCGTTCCAATCTTCGAAGAACAGTACGCCGAAATCATCGATTGGCTTATGTTCGTTGTTGTAGAAGTCCGAAAATGCTATAAGCCATTGCCTATCAGGGAAGGACCCTCCGTCTCCAGTTAGTGCGTGGTTGGTTGTTAGATAGATTTTAGGAGACATGTTGAATGGGAATGTAGCCCGGCCGCCGCCTTTGTAGTTCACTTTCCAGTCGCCTGTTATGTTTGCAAAGAGGAATTCGAAATCAAAGTTTGGACGAACGTCGTCAATAAAGCAGCATCTTACGCCTTCAACCAGGTCGTTCCAGATGAATTGATCTGTTGCCATGTCTTTTGTTTTGCCATTGATGTAGATAGACTGCATTGTCTGCCGGAAGCCTTCGCCAAGGATTGACTTCCCGGAACGTCCGTTACTTGTGCCAACTTCACCTTGCTTTCCGTCCATGGCCACAACAGCCCGCGACACTGTGCGGTCTTTGGCTTCCATCATCATAAAACCGACAGCAGCTAGCTTAGAGACCAAATGCCCGATATTGTCTGCAAAATCATCTTCGGAGATTTCGATGTCGCTTACACCTTTAGTTGCGAGATCATCTGCACGCATCTTTTCCTTTCTCCAGGTAAAGTTTGAGGTATTAACAAGGAACTGCAGATAATGGCATTTTTTTCCTGTCTCTGTAATCTTGCAGGTGTATTTATCCGTTTCATTGTTATGCTCAATGTAGAATAGGGGATCTGCTTTTTTAGCCGAAAATGTTTTTTTCTGGTTTGCCCATATATGTTTTGTGACTTTTGTGTAGTCGAGTTCTACGAAATCATTTTTTGTGATCTCCCAACAAACGTCTGAAAAATAGAATGTCTGTTTATCTCGCGAAGGAGTTTCAAAGTTCGGCTCTATGTAATCGATGTTTGTCAACTTATCTGGTCCAAGGTATTGCGGGCCGCCTTTGTAAAGCATGTTCAATACTTTTTCGGAGGCAACGGATTTAGTAAAATCGGTCACATAGTCTCGGATGTCTATTGGCTCCACAAGTCTTACAACCGGAGGCTCCAGATGGATCAGCGCGATGGATCCGTCAATCTTGCGGTATCGTCCGAATCCCCTGTTTTGTAAAAAGTGGAAACACCGGTTGTAATTAAAAGAGAAAACAGAATATTCGTTACCCGATTTGTCTTGTCTCTTATCTTCATCCCAATATTGTTCATCAGTCTCCAATGCCTGCGCAGAAACGAATTGACCATCTTCATTAAATTTCCAAAGGTGTTTTCCGATTTTGAATTCGGGCAGATCCTTAAGGATTGCCCTGTGTGCTTCCGCGAACTTGGCCGGATGGTTCAGGTTCCAATACTCTTCCAGCTTATGATCGGTAGCCGAAGTAATTTTATAGAGCTGCAGATACTTGCCAAGCAGTTCCTTTGTGTTTTTCAACTCTTCCAGATCATGCAGGAGCTCCTCCGGATTATTTCCGAGAGTGTTTACAAGCAAGTCATCGATTCCTTTATCACCTGCAGCATTCTTCAACACATGGCCGAAGTATATCTCAACGTACAGCTGGCGGCTTTTCAACGACCGGCAATAGTCTTTAAAATTTCTCACAGCATAGAAGAAATTTCGAGGGCGCTTTTCTACCTGGTCATTGATTTTAATGTTTGCTGAAATGTCATTCCAGTCGGAATCAAGCAGGAAACAAACCTCCTTTACGTCGCAGGTCTGGATGATTCGGATGAGATCTTCCGGAAGGCGACCATCCTGGCCAATGTTCTGAATGCCAGAAATTGCAACCGAATGAATGCCGTGTTTACAGGCTTTCTCTGCTTTTTTCTCACCTTCCTGTACAAACAGCATGGGGATAGGAGTTTTGTCCTTAAACATCTTACGGATCACCTGTGGGATATAGATGTGGGTGCCGGCACCGTACATTGTTTTGTACTTCTGAGGCTTGCCGTCTTTATCGGTGTGCTCGTCCGGGTACTGCCAGCGAACTCGGCAATACTCTTTAAATTTGCCAGTTGGCTGACGCTTGGAGTCTTTTACCTCGAATTTAACAGGATAACCGTCCAGATCGTAATATTCGATAATAGCATCATCTCCAGTCAGATCTATTTCATTCCGGCTATTAATTGTTCCGGCTTTGAATGTAGATGATGTTATAACCGTAGCCTGCTGATCCTTGCGGAAGATTGTAGCCGTAACATCGGCATAGGTAAGTCCGGATTCGGCAAGCATACGCGAACAGAAAGACTCTTCATTTTCTTTGCCGCCACGCTTTGTCTTAGCCTTGGCTGTAACCTTTTTAACCGGCTCTTTTTTGTCTGGCAGGATATGCCCGATATGCTTTGCCAGATAGATAAGAGCATCAGGGAAGCTCATGCCTTGCGCCTTCATAAGGAAGTCCTTTGGTGTTTTCCCCTGAATCCCATTGCATTTAAAACACTTGAATACCTTTTTATTATCGTTAACCTCTAAACCATTTCTGGCATTGCAGCAAGGGCAGTCTCCAACGAATGAAGAACCCTTTTTGCTTAAGGTAACGAATTCGGATATAACAGGCACCAAAAGATTCTCTGATCTGGTAAGGATCGTTTCTTTGTCTTGTTCACTTATAAACATTACACTTTTGGATTAAGGGTAAACGTATAATTAGCAGGCTTTTCAGTCTCTTTCTTTTTACGTCCGAAAATAATGATTCGGGTGGTGGTGCTGTTAAGTGGCACGATGATATATTTTTTCATGATTTAAATCTTTTATAGTTCATAAAATTGGGTTGATACCAAAGTTCCATCCCTTTCTCGGCTGCTATGAAATGCTCGATGCGGGCTCCCTTGGATTCTTCCCAGTCGGTAAGCATATAGATCGCATCACAAGTAAGCAGAAGCTCAATGTCTTTAACCATGTGTTCGTCCCATGTGGCAATGGGAGGGAGTCCGTTTTTTATCGGGTTGATAGGAAAATATTGCAGGTCTGAAATCTGGGCTTCGGCATCAGCAAATTTCTCAACGACTTCTGCATAATTATCCCCTGTTATTTTGCCGGATATATACACTCTCATATCACACGGTTATTATGTGCCCAGGCAGCCACTTCCAGATTGTTGTTTACGCCCAGTTTACGGTGAATATTGGTAATATGCGTCCGGGTGGTTGCTTCTGTAATTCCCAGGGAATCGCTTATTTCTTTTATCATTCTGCCCTGCGCAATCAGGATCACAACAATATATTCTTTACGGGTAAGAGGGCCATACTTAGGAACCGGTATACGGCAAACAATATTGAAGCCTTTGCATTTGTCCAGCATGTTGCAACGGGGTGCATCGTGTGTAAGCTTCCCATTTAGAAGATCTGCCCGGTAGTCCAGGTTGCCATACCGGCACCCAACAAACATTTCTTCCTGTTCGTCCGGGTCTGTAATCCCGAAGTATTTCTCCAGCACCTGTATGGCTGTTAGATCTCCGCTGAGTTCTGCTATGAATATTTCCCGTTGTTCCGGATCAAGTAAAAGATAAGGTAATTTGTAGCCGTCTTTAAGGTAAAAAACACGGCCTTCGTTATCTCTGAATATCTCGATACCCTTTCCGCTTATGCCTGCAGGTAATTTTTGTTCTGTGTAAACAAAGTTTTCTTTCGCTGTCATTGGTATTATGTATATTTAATAATCAGTAAAACAGTAATTTAGCACTATGAAAAAGGAAAACAAAAGTTGTGTTTTACCATTTGAATTCCATTTCGCAAATGGTTTCAATCGCTTTTCGTTCCAGTAGGCTGAAAGCCCTGTATCGGACTTTGTAATACCAGGATGGAAGCGATAGTTTCGATTCAGACAGGAATCTGTCACGTATCTCGACTTTACGATCCACGCCCAGCGAATTGAAATAGGAGTAGAACTCCTGGAGAAAGTTTTCTTCTGTTGTTTTCATCACATTATAAATATTATTATTAATTTTATAATGCAAACATAAGTAAAGTTCTGATAAAACAGAACATAAATTCTGTTAAAAACAAAATAAAAGTTATGTTCAATGGCTAACTTCCAATTAATCAGAGATATACTGAACAAAAGAAAAATACCGATAAACGAGTTTTGTAAAAAGATAGAGATATCTGATACTGCGTTTAGGCAATTGATTGAACGAAATTCAACAAAAACTGAAATAATTGAAAGAATAGCGTGCGAATTGGGTGTTCCTGTTGGATATTTTTTTGGAGACAACTCCAGTATTACCCTGTCCGGACAGAATACACAGGTACATAACGGCAATGGGCATCAGATCATGTTAAGTGCCGAACAGAAAGAGATTGAACTCCTCAGACAGATCATTACAGAGAAAGACAAACAGCTAGAGGATAAAGAAAGATTTATCCGGGTGTTGCTCGAACGTAATAAATAAACAGCAAAACAGTGAAGAAAACAGGGAAATTTTCAGGGAAACTTTGTGATTTACAGAAAGTTGGGCTATTGCCTCCCTGGTCACAGTTTAAAGCAGCAGGCGACATCTCATAGGATGTGTCGCCTCTGTTGTTTTTTAACCTATCCTTTCAAGAAAAACAAAAAAAGCAAATTCGATCTGTCATCTGTCATAAAACCATCCGGAATCCTTTGTGGATAAGGGATGTCGACAATGACAGATGCAAAAATCAATCCATCATCATCTGTCATCTGTCACCGGATTTCCATCAGTCCGCTTCCCCTTGCTGAACCCAATTATCTTTTTACACTTTACCAACTAGTTTAAGAAGCAGGCAAGTCAGGTAGATGGAGCCGGTAAGTCAGCCGGCAATAAACCTCTTCCATAGTAGAATCAAGCCTCAAAGAGGGATACTGTTGATCTGGTTTATTCTATCTCATACTCGTTCTACAATTGAAGTATTATGATTCGCCAACTGAAGAATGATAATTTCACAGCTGGGGAATTATGGTATTCCATCTGGAGTATTATAAGAGAATTACTTATCCGGACTCACCGCCCCGTATAGTGTGCCCTAAAAGGTGCCCTATTTCACTTTATTTCCTCTATTTACGAACAACTTAAATAAGCAGCCTGTTATACAAAATAAAGTTGAAACATTAATAAATTGAAATATGATACAAAAATTTCTTTTTCCTTCTAAACCAGATGCCACAGGCTTCTCTCTTTTTATTCTTGGATTCCGTATTCTTTTTGGCGTATTGATGATTACCCACGGGATGCAGAAGTGGGATAATTTTGATGCAATGTCGTCCGCTTTCCCCGATCCGCTGGGTGTGGGAAGTACGATTTCATTGAGTCTGGCCATCTTTGCGGAAGTAATCTGTTCGGTAGCCTTTATTCTGGGGGCGCTGTACCGTCTGGCTCTAATCCCGTTGATATTCACCATGGTAATCGCATTCTTTGTAATACACGGAGCAGATCCTTTCAGTGCAAAAGAGCCTGCGTTTATCTATCTGATGGTTTATCTGATGACCTACATCTCCGGACCGGGTAAATTTGCCGTAGACCGCCTGCTGGTTACAAAGAAACGCTCAAGATAA